AAATAATTTCATTTGCGTATCTGTTAAGACGGCAATAACGCCGTCAACTTCTTGTTCCCATGCCGTCCGGGTTGCAATCTTTTCCGGCGTTGGGTTCCGTTCGCACCTCCGTTGGTTGTGGCGCATCTGTTTAACAATGTACGCCAATTCTTCCAACGTTATTTTCGCCGGATTTTCGATTTGCGGGCTTTTATTTTCGTCTGCCATACTTTTACCCATTCAAACAAAATAATCGAAATACGGGGATTAAAACAAACGGTCGTGCATCGGGGCGGGCAAATTCTCCAAAACCCAACGGGGGTTGTTGTGCAAAATGTACCGTCCAAAGTGCATTATCATAAGGGCGTCGGCATTCCACAACGTCGCCTTAACATCGGGGTAATAATCGGCGGCGGCTCGTTGGTATCGCTTTTTGCGCTCCGGCTTTTCCTCCCCCTTAACCCGCAATTTCAATTCATTTTGCCATTTTTGGGGGTGTACCAAAACAAACGGTACGTCGCACATGGCAATTATCGTTTTCAGTTTCTCAAACTCGGATAACAGTTTTTGAACCCGGAACGCCTTACCGGGGTTGTCGGTTATATCATCCGGGCGCAATTGCACCTTTTCGACGAATACCAACGGGCGGCAAATACTTTTCATGTACTCAAACCATTGTTTCAACTCCATAAGGTCGCCCGGCATTTTAATAACCTCGGTTTTGTGGTTCGGACGCCAAACAGCAATCCCCCCGGTTTTTCCGGGGTCAATTCCCACTACTGCTGATATTCTTATATTTTTTTCCATAAATAACCTCCTGCACTTTTTAATTTATTATTTACGCATCTATTTATATTTGATTGTGGAATGTGTGTTTCCTTTGATGCAATTTGAGCATTTGGATATGATTTAATAAATACATTATCCCTTGAATATTGATAAACCTTTATACTCCTTGGGTGTAATTCTCCATTTCTACCTTTCAGTATTTTAGATATTTTTTCTTTCCATAAAATATTACGTCCTTTCAGACTTTTTGAAATTCTACTTCTTGTTATTGGATTTAATTCATTTTGCTGTCTTGTAGCCCATTTCAGATTATTAGCATTGTTGTTTAATGGGTTTCCGTCTATATGGTCAATCTCCGGTAAATTTCCCGGATTTGGTATAAATGCTATCGCTACAAGTCTATGAATATTAAATTTCTTGTTTCTCAAAGAAATATATAAATATCCTTTCCTTAAACCCGCTTTCAATACTTTACGCAAAGACTTTACACGCCCAAAATTACTAACTTGATATGTCCCTGCATATCCGGGAACATCTTTCCAAATCTCATTTTCCATAATTGCCAATTTTTAAGAACTGCCAACAAATTAGAAACGGGGACGGGCTGTTGGCTTGCCCTTTCGGTCGGTTAATTACTCCGCCTATCCCCGTTGCAAATATAATTATTTTTGTTTCAATGACAATAATACAATCAATCATTCCCAAAAATCTAAATAGTTATCAATCTGCAATTCGTCCGCAATCATACGGTCGAACGTGCGTTTTATCTCTTTGTCCCTCGCAATCTCATACGCCGTAAAATCCAATTCCGGGGCGTCGGTTCCCTTTCGTTTGACGTGGAACGCTTCGTATTTGTTGACGAACCCACGGGCGACACGTTGCATATATCGGGCAAGTGCTTGTTTGCGGTCGTCCTCGGTTCCGGCAACCTCATTGGCAAAACCCAACTTTCGCAACCAATCATAAATCAACATTCCGTCAGTAACCCCCAACACAAACCGCCCGGTATATTTGTATTGCAAAAATACCTCCCTACATCGGGCGACGGCTTGGTTGTGATAATACCGTTTTTCCTCCGGCGTCAATTCCTTTTTCGGCTCCGGCAATGCTTTATACGCTTTATTGATAACCCCGTTTTGCTTTCGCCTGTATGCGTTCAATATCTTTGCGAAATAATCGGCGTTGAATTGTTGGTAATGCTTTTTATCCGGGTTGCCTTGACTGTCTTTTGGCAAATAGTCGTCCAATTCCCCGGTCGTCGCCAATTCAAACGCTAATTTAACCTCCGATAATGTTAATTGCGAATAATAGCGTTTGAGCAAATCCAACAACCGGGTACAAATATACGTCCAATCGTCCCGGTTTTCCGTGGGAATGATAAACCCCACGTCCATTGCGATAAACCGGAACATTTGCTCCGTTTTGGCAATCAACGTTTCGTCGTCAATCTCGGCAATCTGTTTTTTTGTGGACGCCACGAAAATATATTTTTCAACCGGGGTTAATGCTTTGGCAACCTCCGGTAACTCAACCATCGCCCGGCGAACGTCAATTGCTTTTGCCGTTCCGCTATAAAGCAAAACGGCGGCGGATTGTCGTTTTTCGGGCAACGTTTGTGGCAATCTGTTTGTCTTTTCGGGTAATGTTTCCATGTTAATAATCATCTTTCAAATACTCAATAGCCCCGGCAACGTTCAATCTTTGCGTTGGGGCTTTGTATTCGGGTTTCAAATGCAACTTTTTCTTTTCGACGTCCCCCCGTATGAAATTGCGGACGGTCGCCAACCAACCGTTTTTAGTGCGCTTCATATTCTTTTGGTCGCTCCAATCGCTAACCGAATGAAAGTAATAAACCAAATCGACCTTTTCAAATTCCGGTGTCGCAAACTTACTTTCAAACTCTGAATAATCCACGCCAACGCCGTTTTCAAATTTAACCATTTTGTAAACGTCGGAATTACGGAATAACGTTTTTTTCTCCTTTGGTTCCTCAACCTTTTGTTCTTCCGGGAATAATTCCCCGACAACATTGTTGTTGGGGGTATTCTCATTATCATTTATTGTATTATCTATATTATTATTATTATTATACCCTAAACTTTCGTTTAGGGGTACCCCTAAACTTTCGTTTATGGGGGGCATCAACTTTTGTTTAGGGGTATCAACTCCGGTTAATATCCTTGCTGCCTTTTCGGTAAATGTTAGTAACTCGTAATTTTCACCAAAACAATACAGAGTTTTGTTATACAATCCGCAATTAGGATGTTTTTGTAAAATTCCGGCTTTAATCAAATTATCAATACGCTTTATCATGCCTTGACTTGTCTTTATATTCAATAACGGCATTGCTTCCAATATTAACTTGTGGGAAATCCAAAAATATATTCCCTCCGGGGTGTGCATCTTAACGCAACTTGCACAATTGGCGAAATCTTTTATAAAATCAAAAATCGCCAAATCTATTAAATCTAAATCCAAACCGCTATTAACGGCGGCATATTGGTTTATTAATATCGTGTATTTCATAATATTGATATTTTATAAACATCCGGTTCCGCTACGGGCTGAACTGATTTTATTAATAATCCTTTTTCGCATAACCATTTAAGGCAATCGATTACAGTGCTTTTGTTTATCCCTAAACATTTGGATAAATACAAAATACCCTTTGAATACTCGCCATATCTAACACAATAGGCGTGTATCATTGCATACAACATTAACTTATTACCTTTCAAATGCAATTCGTTAATCCATTTGTTTTTTACAATAAAATCCATAATTAAAATATAAAAGCCCGCAATCCGGGCTACCACACACCGGAAAACGGGCTTTGCGCTAAATAAATTAGCAATACTTTGCAAACGGTGGTAGTCGTTTGTTTTATCGACGCAAATATAGCATTTTTATTCATTATCCAATTGCTTTGCAGGTTCCCACGCTTTACGTACTTTCAAAACATTATCGGCACTCTCATTGGGAACCAACGAAACAACCGGAAAACGGGAACGGTCGCCCGGCTTTTGGGTTGTCGCAAATTGTACATTCAAATCAAAGATAATGCCTTTACAAAATCCCCGTTCCGCTAACATACCGTCGAACGTTTCCCGTATTTGTGGAATTGTGGACGCCGTGCCTTTTGTGGCGAATTGCCAAACCCCGGCAACCCCACGAACCAACGGAACAATAAAGTTTAGCGTTAATGTAACCTCCCAACCGTCGCAATCGGGTTGGCGGTTCTTTTTGTTCGGGTAACGCTTGGTTATCGACTGCATTAAGTTTGGGTATTTCTCCGTTGTCAACGTTTCGTATTTCTTTCCGTCCCATACTTGGAACGTATCGCCGTCGCCCGCCGCAATCAATCGTCCGTCGTCGTCCCGGTACTCGTACCGCTCGTTGCATACTTTCGCCGGGTCGTCGTCCGGGAAAACAATTTGAATTGTTTGTGGTTTTTCGCCGTATGCCTGTGTAAATAACCCGGCATACTTTCCCGTTGGTATGAAATAATCCACGCTTTGCGGGTATCCGTTGGCGTTTTTCATTCCGATTTTTATTTGTCCGACACGGGGCAAAATCAAACGGGATTTTTCCGCCTCATGTCGTCTTATTCGTCCTTTCATCGCTCTTTATATTTCGGGGTCGTCAATTAACAATCTTTTCTTATTCTCGTTTTTGGGCTTTTTGGGCGCATTTGCGGGCTTTTGTTCCTTTTCCGGTGTAACCGTCCGTTTTGCCGCCTTTCGTCCCGTGGCGGGCTTCTTTTTCGCCTCCTTTGCCGTTTTCCCGGTGCGTTTCACAATCTTTGTTTTCTTAATCTCCGGTTCCGGCGTTTGTTCCGGGGCAACCGCATCCGCTTTGACGGTATCGGCGGCGTCCGTGGTTTCGTCCGGGGTCGCCTCTTTGGGGGCTTTAGTTTTAATCAATTCCGCCAAAGACAACGATATTACATTTTGGGACAAATCCGGGGCGTCGTCCAATACAACCATACCATTAACCGCCGTAAACGTATTATCCCGCTTTTCGTCCTCAATGGCGGCAATCTCCAACAAATAGGGGATTTTGCGTATATTGGGGCTTTCGGTTTGCTCTTTCAGATTGTACGACGGTTTTTTGCGCCAATCTTTCGGGCTGAAATTGAAAATACGGGTAACGGGGAATTGCTCAAAATTGACATTCCACATATCCCGGTACATCCCCAATTGTATTTCGCTTTCCTCGTAAAAGCCTTTGCGCCCGCTTTTGAAATCGACAATTGCGTTAATCCGGTCGTCGCTTCCAATCTTTGCCCGCATGGTACACGGGCAATCAATCATTCCGGCGTACTTGTAATACGGGTGTACCAACGCAATTTCAACGGCTAACGGTCGTACATCATAATCCAATACGAATTGCGCAAACGCCAATACGTCCTTTTTCAAATCGTCGGCGTAATAAATAAAGTCGTCCGGCAATCGGTAAACCTCAATGTATTCTTTTAGTTTGCCTTTCAGTCCGTCCAAATCATACGCCCGGTTAATCAATAATTCCTCAAATGCGGCGTGCATAAACGTTCCATACGCCGCCCGTTCGCCTTTGTATCGCTCGGCTTCCTCAATGCCTTTGTTCGCAATCCAATTTATAAGGTGCGGGGCTTTGGGTAATGTTTGGGACAATATGGTTGTAACCGACGGGAAAAACTCCGGGTTCCCGGCGTCGTCATATCGGTAATAATATCTGTGTCCCTTGCTGTTTAACTGCCAAACCTTATACGGGGGTTCAATCAATGTTTTTTCGTCAAAAAACATTGCCGTCATTTCCTCAACCGTCATGCCCGGTATTATCTCAAACACTCCGGTTGTTTGTTCCGGTTGAACATCAACGAACGGGGGAATAATTGTTTGTTGTTCCTCGTTAATCTCCGGGAACATATCCGGGGCAACATTGCCGACGGTTCCCGCAACCTCTTTTACCGGGTCGCCCGGTTTATCGCTCTTTGCTCTCATTACTTGTACTTTTTATATTCTGAAATTCCACATAATACCATTGCGGCGCACATTGCCGCAAATAACAATTGCCACGGGTTCCAAAATGCGCCAATCAAACAACATAACCCCAATGCGCCAAACGTAACAATTAGGGCTTTCGCTTGAAACAACCCGGAAAACATGGTTTCGGCGGCGGCTTCCAACCATTCGATAAACTTACTTTTCATTGTTTCCGCCCTCCATGCCAAACAGGTAATCCGCCGTACAATCCAACATTTCGCAAAGAATAACGACCCATTCCGGGACAATCCGTTTGGTCGTGCCGTTACATAAATTCGTCATATTTACCTGTTGTGCGCTCTCGCTTGCACCCTCAAAAAGACGGGCGGCAATGTCTTTTTTCAAAACCTTTTTCCCGTTCGCCTCGGAACGGGCGATTGCTTCGTTTACTCTTAATCTCAATGCCATAACTTAAATTTTTTTGTTAATAACTTGGTTCGTTGCTCTCTTTGTATCCGCAATTGCGGCACGTTTTTTCCTCCCAAATCGGGCTATATTCCGGCGGGGTCAAATATCCGTCGCCTCCGGTACGTCTATACTCGCCGTCTGTAACCTCCATTTCCCCGCCACACTCCGGGCAATCATCGTCTCCAATCAATACACATTCCAACAGGGCGTCCAAATGGACGGAACGAACCGGGTAAATACCAATTGCCCGGATAACGTCCACCATTTCCACAACGGTAACATCCCGTTCGTAACAATCGGCGACCGGGAATCCCCAATTGTCGCTTATGTTCTCGATAATCTGTTTGTTGATTAACTCCGTAACGATTGTTTCGGATACTTGGTTGGCTGTTTTCCCGCTTTCGGTCGCCAACATCTTTAATTGCTCACTTTCTTTTATTTTCATATCATTTCCCGGTATCCCTCCGGGTAGGCTGTTAATCTTTTGTTCTGCAAAGGTAGAAAGATTTTTTTAATTACCAAAAATATAATCTTTGTTTTGCGAAATCATTTTTGCCGGGTGCGTGAAATATCCGATTTTTAACCTACCTTTGCAATACCGCATTACCAAAAATCGCTCTCGGTTACTGCGTACCGAACCCCCGGCGTATCTGTTACGTCCGGGGGTTCATCTTTTCCAACGCCATTTGCGCCGCACAATAACAAAATCGGTATATATCGCCATAATATCCCGTTTGGTCGGTTATTTCCTCAATAACGCCCGCCGGATATTCCCCAAACGCCACATATTCGTATTGCGTTGGGTCTAACCCCAATGCGAACTCAAACGTAATGTCAATATATTTGTTCCCGACCCGGTTAAATGCGTGGTCGATTGGTATAAATACGTTCGTTTTGCTCTCAACGTATTGCACCCGGTCGGGAAATAACAACGTCAGCAAATGCGCATTTTTATAACACTCTTTGACTACCGGGCGAACCGTCCGGCGTATCAATTCAATTTCCCGTTCGTCGAATACGTCCGCCGCTTTTACGACCTCAACACGTTTTGCGGCGGCGATTGTATCGGTAAAATATTGTCTTTGTCGGTCGGGCAAATCCAATCGTAAGAACGCCCGCATTTCCTCAATAATTACGCTTTCCATATCTTAACCCTTTGTAAACCCCTTAAATGCGACGTGGTAAACGTCGTATTGTTTTCCGGTAACATAAAATTCAATCATTCGGTCGTCGTTACCGACGTCGTTTATTGCAATGGTCGGGTATGGTTCCCCCGGCAATTGGTTAAAACAGTCCTCAATTTCCCGGTATCCCTCCGGGAACTCCGAACGGTCGGCGGCAAAAAACCGGGTTAAACTCTCTTTTATCCGGTTCAACATTTCGTCCCCGTTGGGTCCAAAATGCGCTTTTATTTTATCCTGTCGTCTTAATGCAAATCGCATGGTTAATAAATACTTTTTTGAAACGTCCACGACCTTTGCGCACGTTTCGGGGTTAAACATTCCAATATGCGTATATTCCGGGGGTAATCCCAATTGGTCGGATAACCATTTGTACGCCTCCCGTCGCTTCATTAGTCCACGTTTGTACAACTCATCAAAATATCGGTGCGCTTCAATCTTACATCGGCGCAACTCGGCGTTTGCCAATCGACCCTTTGCCCGGTCGGTTCCCTTATGAACACCCACATACGCCCCGCATTGGGGACAATAATAAATCATTCCATAATCAACGCCGTAAACCTCAATACTATTTTTGTACTCGGTCGGAACGTGGCAATACGGGCAAATTCTACCGCTCAATATTTCCCGTTGTTCCTCTGTCAATCGTATATCCATAACAGGCAAAGCCGGGGTTATTCCCCCGGCTGTAAATATGCGATTGCGTTTAATTCTTTTTGGCGTTCGGTCGCCCAATTAACATTGCGGGCAATCCATTCGTCGGCGGGGTTCTCGGCAATCCATTCTTTCCGATAAGACGGCACAAAGTACGCAACTTGCTTTTTATACGCCCGTTCGGGGTTTGCCAATATTTCCGTCGTGCGGCTCAACCCTTTGCCGTGGTCGCCTTTGCCGATTAAGTCCAACCGCCCAAAATAAAATTCGCCGTTGGCGGTACACGCCACATAATCACGGGCGGACGTTCTTGTTGAAATAACGTTGCCTTTTTCGTCGGTAACGGTGTATTGATACTTTTTGCCTTTCGCTTTCTTGCTCAAAATATACTTTGCCATAATCTTTGTTATTGTGCCGGGGGCGAACCCCCGGCGGGTTATTATCTTATTTCGTACAAACTCAATGAATTTTCGCACAATACCCACGTCGGGAATTTAGGGTTTTGCAGATAACAAAGGTTATCTAATGCCGCCCGGCTTGTATAAAACCACAACCCAAATTTTTTGCCGATAAAATACATATCGTTTACCCCTGTTTCCCGGTATTCCTCCGACAACATTTGTTGGCTGTAAATGATTGACGAAAATTTAACTTTGCCGTCTAACTTGGTTGCAATCTCGGCAATGTCTGTTGCCTGTGTTCTTTTCTTTGTTTCCATATTTGAAATTTATTTGGTTCCGGGAACCCGCCCGGTCGGATTAATAATAATAAAAGGATATTTTCAAACCCCGGCGCAACTTACAATGTTCGGCGTCTTTGACACAACGGAAAGCACGGCGCAATAATTTGTTCGCCATTTCAAAGCCTACTAACTTAATCAAACCGGAAACGCCAACCAACGTGTTAATCTTTTTGCCGTTGAACAAGCCGTTTACTTTGATTTTGAAAGTACGGTTAATTTCTTTTGTTGTATATTTCAAACCGTTGTAAATATCTTCGGGCTTCATTGTATCGCTCTTTTTGTTGCCGGGAAAACACCCGGTCGTTTTATTAACATGGCACAAAGATATGGCATTTTATTTTAACTACCAAAAGAATTTTCTTTTGTTTTCGATTTGCGGACAAAAAACGGTTCTTTTGGCTCCCCGCAAAGTTATTTTTGGCGAATTTTCATTTTAAGCCACTTTATTTGCCGGGGTGGACTTTATCCATTCAAACAAAATAATCGAAATACGGGGCTAAAAACGGGCAAAAACAAAAACGGGGTTGCAACGCTTGGTTACAATCCCCGTTTCCCGGTATTATGAACAATAAAAGTTACTTTTCTATGGTTACGAACTCAACGCCCAATATTTTTGTTGCCGGGTTCTTGCTTACAACATCAATTTGCCGATTTTTGATTTTCTTTGTTTTCCATAAAAAACCTAACCAACGTTTGTATTGCACCGTTTCCGTTATTAAGAGGCTATCTCGTGTTATAATTTTGCCCGAAAACGTATTATTTATAATACATCCGTCAAAGTCAACCCATTTGTCGGAATACTCAATACAACGTAAAACGGTCGTAACCGTATCGCCGGGCAAATATACAACACTATCCCGGACGGTTGCCCGCAATTCGTTGATTGTTTCCATTTGTGCCGTCGTAACCCTTTGCAAATCCCGGTTCTTTGTCTGCAACGATTTGATTAACGCCGCATCGTCCGCCCGGTATTTTTTGTATTCGGATAATTTCAACTCCAAATTCCCAACCTTTGCGGCGTTCAAACTATCCTTTGTTTGATACGTGCGGACGTCCTGCAACAACGTTTCGGTATTGCTCCGGTATTTGTCCCGTTCGACGGTCAAATTATTAATGCGCTTTTGTTGGAACCAAAAGGCGGCGGCAACCGCCATAATGATTGCCGCCAATATTATATACTTTTTCATACTCAAACATTGTTATATTCAATTGCCGCATTAAAACACGGGCATTCTTTGATATACTCCCACGGCTCAATAATGCCGTCGCCGTTCAAATCCGGGGAATAATCCCGGTGTCCCTTAATCGTTGCGTCCGGGAACATAACGACTAAACGCATAAGCAACCACAATAACGCCTCCTTTTGTTCCGGCGTCCGTGTGTCGGATGCTTTGCCGTTGGCATCCAATCCCCCAACGTAACAAATGCCAATAGACCGGGAATTTTGCCCGGAAACGTGCGCCCCAATTTCGGAAAGATAACGCCCGGTTTCAATCGTCCCGTCCGGCAATACAACGAAATGATAACCGCAAATTCGCCCGCTTTGGGGTTGCTTCTTAAATCCCCGTTCCTTGTGCCAACCGTCGATAATATCAACGTTGACTTTTGCGCCGGGCTTGGTTGCGGTGCAATGTACAATCAAATCCGTAATCGTCCGGGTTGTTTTTTGTTCCTCCAAATACTTTAAAATCTCTGTTTGGTTCATTGTTCGCCCTCCTTTTCTTTATCGTTAATAATATCGCTATCGTGTTCCCGTTGGTATCTCTCAATTATCGGTTGCCAATATCCCGGCAATACCCGTGTAAATTCCAACCGGATAACGTGGTAAATAATACGCAACGCAACCTTTGTGGGATATGCTTTAATAAGGTTGCGGAATGCGTTTTGCAAATACACATACATAAAAACATAAGTAAGCGATTTAATTACTACTTTGGCGGCTTCATTATCGCCACATTGCAGCATTACCGAATAAATAACGTATATAATGGTAACATACAAAAGCAATTCCGCCAACGCATTCTTAAACTTACTAAATCGAAAGTTTTTGCAATGCCTTACACTTACACCGTCCGCCCGCATACCAGCCCAAATATTGAAAGCAAACATAATGACTAATGCGTACATAAAGCCCGCCGTTGGGGTTAAATAGGCTAAAATAGGACTTAACGACGTGGCGAATATCATACGCCATTGTTCCCAACTAAAAATTTTATCCATATCGTCCATAAATAAAGAGTTAAGGGGCGGCGGTAAACCGCCCCCGTTTTGGTTATTGCTTTATAATCTCGCACAACATAAATTCCGTGCGGTTGTCAACCGCCGTTGGTTGTTCCGTTAATAATGTTACGTTCTTGCATCATTTAAGTAAGTGAAAATGGGGACGGGCGCACCCGCCCCCGGTTAATTATTCTACCAATGCGGCGTTATTTACTATCACGTTGCCACTTTTTGCGGTTGGGCTTCCGCTATCCGTGCAATTGTTCAATTCAATACGGGCGTTCGCTCCGCACAAATACCCATATTTTGAACCGTTCAAAGATATACAATTTACGAACTTACCAAAATTTTCATCCTTCCCGGACTTATCGCCGGAAACGTAATAATTGTTTGCGTTGTTCTCGCAAATGCAACCAATCACGAATATTTGCGAACCTCTGCCGCCCTCCGCCGCCGTTGCGCTTCCAACTAATGCGATACCGTTATTAACCTGTTTACGGCAATAGGCGTTATATATCGTATCTTGGCAACCATAAGCGGGCGTTAATCCGGCTTTTACGTTGTATTCAAACAATCCGCCAATAATGGTTGTTTCGCAACGTTCGTGGTCGCTATATCCGTCGTCGTTATTGTCGTGGCTCCAACAATCAATCATCGTTGCAACGGTATGTTTCGCCAATGCCTGGTCAGTCGTTATGCTGTGTGCGTTGAACCCGTCCCCGGTACTCGAACCGCTAAACGCCCGTGCCGCTTCGCATCGTATCAATTCCACACCAATTGCCGAATCCCACGACCACGCACCGCCGCCAAATGCGTATTTTGCTGCGCAATCAATCGCCCGTCCGCCGTGGCAAAACCTTAACGAAATTGAACCGTACCAACATTCAATATTAACCATTTCAAAAGCAACGGAACCGTCATTGCCGGAAATACCGGAACCGCCCGGAATGTAAACCGGGTTGGTGGCTAACGTTGTACCCTCTTTGATTTTGACGTACAACATTTGTGCGTCTGTATCATAAAAGAACGTGTAACCCTCGGACGTTTTCACGGCATCCAACGACGTAACACGGGTTATCTTTGTGCTATCACATCGGTACGTTTTCCCACGTTGTAACGGGTGGCGTTCGTTGTCCGGTATCAACGTACTTTCGTCGAATACCTCATGTTGGAACAATTGGAAATGGTCGGCGGCTGAAAAGGACGACAACGGGGTTTGGTAAACGTTCGTTGTACCCGCAACTAATGTTCCGCTATCAATTTTTGTTCCGCAAATGATACGGTTAACTAATCCACGTTTACCGATAAGACGGACGGAACGTTGGTTTGACTTGGTTTTGATATTCAAACGTTCGGTCGTGTCCCCTATCAATATAATTGTTGTATCAACGCCTGTTTTGGAAAATGCGGCGGCAAACGTCGCTAATGCGGCACTTTCCGTCGTGCCGGGGTTCGTGTCGTTTCCGTTGACCGCATCCACGTAAACAACGGCGGCGGTTGTGTTTACAGTTGTCCCGCGCTTTATGCTTTGGCGTTCCCATTCGCTCAATTTGTTTATTTCGCCTTTTGTCAAATAGTTGTCGCCAACCGATATTGCCGCACCAACGCCCGCAATTTGGAAACGTATCAATATACGGGTTGTATTCTCCGGAATTGTGCCGGAGTGAGTGCAAAAACCGTCTGTTCTTAATTGTAACGTTAACCGGGAAATCTCGGTTGAATCATTGTAAAATATGCAATACATTACGGCGATTTGTGCACTACTTACAACCACATTATCCGCACCGTAACCGATAACGTCGCCAATCTCAAACGGACTATCCGCCAAATTGAAATCATATCCAATAACTGCAGTAGTTCCGGCATCGCCCACCGTATAAGATAACGTTGTGCGTGTTCTTACAACATTCTTTGCTGAACTCTGTAAATTAAATTCGTTGTAATACGGGGCGTAATTAATTGTTTTAATGGGAATATCTTTTACCTTTTTCCATGCGTTCCACGCCTGTTTTGCGAACATACCGAACGGGGTTACATCTTGACCCGTCCACATCATACAACGGTAAATCGTTAACGGCTGTGTACCTTTTCGGTTGTCGAATGTTACACGGCAACGGTTGGATAACGTCGAACGTCCGGTTACATTGTAAAAAGATACCCAACCGTCAAATTGCGGGTCGGTCGTTAATTGAACGGCTGAAATAAAGGCACCCGACGTTGTAGGGTCAAATGCCACATTTAACAAATGACCTGTACCCGGCGCACTAATTTTCATTAATGCGTTAAGATAATCCGTTGTTGGATTATATGGGAATTGCGACAAATCCAATAGAACGCCAACAAACGCACCTACGGGCAAAACAATACGGTCGTTGTAATATTGAGGCGTTCCAATTGCATTTACACCTTGTACGCCTTCCAATTCCGCAATATCCGCACCCGCCGCAATAAATGGGTCGGGATAAAAGTTTGTTGCGTCCCCCATACCGTCCGGCAAACCCATTCCCCCGGTTGTCGGAACTTCAAACAATACATTTACAGACGTGGCGGTTGTTTTGGAACTGTAATAAATCGTAAACCCGTAATAATTTTCGGTTGGCGTTACGGTTTTCGTTGCCCCGGCGGGGGTTCCTGTAATAATGTCAATAATGTCAAATGTTCCGTCGGCTTTAATACCTTGTATATCTGCCGGGGCATTACCTCCAACGGTCGTTAACGTAATTTGGTAACGTTCACCCGCAACCAAAAATGTACGTATCTTTTGCGACCCTGCATTTGACCCCATTACAATACCCGTATCCGTGTACGCATAACGTCCGGTTGCGTTGATTTGGTTTGTTATGTTCGCAAGCGCAATAACGCCGTCCGAACTCATGCCGATAACAGATTTATCCCAATTGGTCGTCCCGTTGTATAATATTGCCAATTCGCCGGGGTTTACGGTCAAATTACCCGCCTTGGATTGGAAATTTACATAATTCCCCGCCGTATAAGCGATATAAAAAACGTTATCGTCCGGCGTGCCGGGATTGGTATTTTTATCTGCTATGCCAACAAAGGTTCTGTTGGCTCCCACGGTTGAAACAATCGTGTTCAACACGTTTTGCATTATTGCCCCGGTAATTTCTTGGTTTCCGTTTGTCTTAATAACGTTGGCAATCGCTTGTTTTAATTGTTTGTAATTTCCCATAATCTAATTAATTTAATTGTTGTCAAAATCATTATTGAAATCGCCGTTGAAATCTCCATTATTATTGATAATATATCCACGTCCTATTTTCTTAACGACGGTATTTGTTTTAAACTCAATTTCCACGCTCGCCAAATCCCCCTGCGTTTGCCATTTCGGGGTAATTAAAAACGTATCGCAATCGTATTCCCTGCCGTATTTATCCGTTATGTGTATATAATCAGCCATACGAATAAAACGCATAACATCGCATAAGTATTCCGGTGCCAATATAGTACATTTGAACGTCTTTACCGAAATTTGTTTTTCCGGGAAAAAATAACCGTCCCTTTCCTCGCCGTCCTCTTCAAATTCATAATCCGGTTTTCCTAACTCGGTACAAAGATATAACATGTTTTTGAATGTCGGATTTTTATAAACTATTTGTCCGGCGTCAAACACTAAATTTTCAATGTCCCACCAATCAATTTTCAAATAACCGGAAACGTCCTGCACAACCGTAAACATTTCAGAATACCACGTTTGAACGCCATCAGATAACCGCAAATAATAAATTCCGTCAAACTGATTTAACGGCATGGGTAATATTGCCGGGTATAATATTACATCATATCCCAACGACTGAAACCGGACAACTTGCAATCCGGTTTCCCTCATGTATGTTGTTATATTTGCAATTTGTTTTCCGGTTTTATCATATAGAATAACAGACGTAACAGAATTTGAACGGGTATTTCTTATTATCTGAAACGGCAATAATCTATCAGCCGGTGCGAACAATGGGTATATTTGCCCGTATGCGTAACTTTTACGGTGGTTCTGCTGCTCTATTGACGTGTACCACGGCAATACGCTTATATTGTTATTCTGTATCATATTTCAACGTTGCTTTAATGTTTCGACTACACAAATTTACGCTTAATTTATCAACTTGACCGTTACCGAGATACGTGTTTATTAGTTGCATCGGGTTTGGGTCGTCATTTGCCGGAAAACTAAACGTTTGTTTCTTCTTTCTCTCAATACCGTATGCGTAAACCTCGGAACCGTTTATTGATACACGACGGGCGGGTAAATCATATAACCAATACGGGGATTGCAGATTGATAAACGCCAAATATCCGTTTTGCAAAAAGTATTCGACCCCGTTAATAGTTTGGCGGGTAAATGGTAATATCCATTGCGACCCGGACGTTGGCGGAACGGCGGCAAACAAGGCGAATCCGTCGGAACTCATATTGCCCGGATTTAACAACATCATATCAATATCGGACGTGAAATTTGATATATTAATTTCCTCAACCTTTCCGGGCGTTACATACTTGCTAATTACTTGTATTGGCAATCCCTCAAAAGCCGCCGTAACGTCGTCCATCCATTCAAATTGGTAACGTTCGGGCAAATCGACCTTATCAAACGAATATTCCGACGTATTGAACGCCCACGGTTTCCCGTTGCGCAAATTTAATTCCTTTGTCAAATCGTGGCTTAATATAGCCCCGCCGGAATAGGAACCGCCATTGCGGAAATATTGGATATGTTCAATTTTAAATTTGCCGTCCTCAATAAACCAATAACATTTGAAACAATCCCGTAACATATTGGTAAATTGTTGTAAGGTCGTCGGGGCTTTTTGTGCGGGTTGCTGATATTCGCCGTTTATAATGTTTGTTTTCTGCGATACAAGCAACCGGAAATTCAACCCGGATATTGGATTGTTTCCCCCGTATAAAAATTGGCTATATTCCGCCGTGGCTTCATGCGTAATTCCGGGTGCAATTTGATTGAGCAAAACAGATATACAAGACGCAACCGGGAACGCATCCCGCAAAGTATATTCTTTTCGGGCTTTTTCCTCTAATATCCAATCCATCAAATAAAATCCAAACCATAACGACGCATAACGCCACGTTGACCGGGCGATTGGATAAAACGTTTGTCCGAAAATGGAATAGGGCGGCGCAAAATACTTTCCGTTGTCCGCTAATCCCCACTCGGTCGGGGTGTCTGAAAAGTTGTTTGAAATAAACGCCACGTCGATTGCGTAACCAATCGCACGCCTATAATTACGGTTATTATCAACTATATCATCGGCGGGCAATGGATATGTATTAAGGTCTTCGATTTTCTCCACGTCGCACAAATACCGGGCATATATATTATAACTTTTCATATCGGCGTGCATTGTTCCGGTTGCCCCGGAACCCTCAACGGCGGTTAAATCAAATTCCAACGTATCAAACGGTTCCTGCGTTATCTTTTGATAACGAAACATTACCGTATTGTCGGATTGTTTCCGTATTTCAACTACAGCAATACCAAACGGCAACCCCCCGTTTATTCGTTGTTGTGAAATATAGATATAATAATTAACATTCAATTCCGGGTATAATTTCCCCTCGAATACGTCCGCACTTGCACCCGTCGCCATTCGTCCGGTATAAAGCCCGGATATTACCGCCGGGGAACCGTTGGACGTAATTTGTATTTCTTTCAATATATTGCACAAAGCAAAATGATAGGTTTGTACTAATGCGTTTTGGTCGGTCGTGGCGTTTGCGTCTTGTTCCCAATTCGTACCGCCCAAAAAACAAGAAACAACACTATCCCCCGGAACGTATATTTGAATTAATGGACGCTTGTTTATCGTTATCCGTTGGATTGTCGGGGCTAACGTTATTAAATTGTATTCCTTTTCCAATCCCGCCAACACGTCGTTATAATCGTCGATTGCGTCCGGTTGTACAACAACCTTTTTATCGTAATCCGTAAACGTACAATCGGTTTTCATAAACTTGCCTTGAAAGTATTGGAACCATGTACGCCCGCCGTCGTCGCTCTTTTCAATGCAATACAAAAATTCATTGTCGAACGATTGACGGTTTATATAGTCGTAATCATCCCGGACAAAGGTAATTTTGCCGGATAATTTGGCACGATAAAACCGTTGGTTGGTTTCTAATCCGTACTCCTTTGCCAAATCGTCCTTATAAATCGGATGCACGGTTTGACCTTGTAAGACGTTCGGGGCGTCCAACGTTCCCAATCTCAACCATGCCGTCCCGTTGGCGTATTGCGCTTTGCTTACATTAAACCGGATATATGCGGCATTGCTTGGTATGTCAAATTCCGTATTTGTGGCGGTCGGGTCGCTTCCCCAACCGCCGATAATCTTTTTATTGCTATCGTAAAATGCGCCCCCGGCTTGCGGGGCGTAATTCTGAAACAATTTGCGGGGGTACACATTCCCAACCGGGACAAAAGTACGGGTATAATAGAAATTTGTATTATTCCCGTTTATGTTCCCGGTTGTGTTACTTATCGCCCCGTTCGCTAAAAACGCATTTACAAATGAATGTCTATAAATCGGGTTCATATCAATTTTTAATTTTACGTGTCAAATTCTTGTAAACCTCAATAACATTACCGTTGCCATCGACGTAACGACGGCGGCGGTTTTGTTCTTTAATCTCCCTTACATCGTTTTTCAAATCTCGCAAATCCGGGGCGTTGTTTTGTTGAACCGTTACATTAACGCCGTCGGTATTATAGGCGTTAAGGTATTTTTGGGCGAACGTTCCCCGGTTCAAACTATTAATTACGTCCGGAATTATCCGGCGGAACCTCCGGGAATTACGTTTATTGATAACGGCGAAAAATTCCCCGCCCTCGGCACGCCTCCGGGTTCCATCCGGTTTTGTTCCTAAATCCACATCGTCCCCGGATTGGTGGGAACCGCCCGCCAACATTTCAACCGTACCATCGCCGTAACTTTCCGAACCCCCGGCGTTGGCGGATTTGGATAATTGGGCGGCTTTAATTTTGGCGGCGGCAAAGGAACCCCACATTATCGCAATAGCCGGGATTGCAAACGGGAACCCTAATTGCGACCATATCAGCGCCGTTGCTGTTACCATGTTTCCGATTTGTTGGATTGTTTGGATTGCTTGTTGTGCCTTTTGCGCCTTTTGTTGCTCCTTTAGGGCTTTTTCTTGGTTCTTTTTGGCTTGGTCTAATTCCTTTTGTGCCATTGCAACGTTATTGGCGTAACCGTTCGCCCGTGCCTCTAATTCCGCATCTAATCGGCGTTGGCTTGCGTCAACCTCTTTGTCGGCGGCGGAAACGGCGGCGTCGGCGGCTTGTACCTTTGCATCCAAAAAACTATTTAATTGCTCAATAGCAAAGGAAACGGACGTACTTATTGCCTCCTTTTGGTCGTCGTCCAAATTAAGCCCAAACAAACCGTAAATGTCTGTTCCTCGTTCCTCTCCTTTTGACTGCTCAATTTCTTGGTCAATCTTTTTTATTGTGTTTTGAATTGTTTGTACTTCAACATCTGACAATTTATTGGCTGCTTGCTCGTTCAATTCTAATACCTTTTGCAAACGTTCCTTTTCTGCCTGCAAACGGAATTGGGTTTTCCGGGCTTCTGAATTTCTTAATAAATCAAATTCAGATTGCGCCAACGCTTGTTGTTGGTCAAACATCATTAATTGCGCTTGCAAATATTCGTCGGCAATTGCGCTTCCCTTAACGTCAAATCCGGCATTAATTACCCCGGCGTCCTGCTGTTGTCCGGTCGGCTTTTGCTCATTCTGCAACAATGCTGTTTGTCTTTCATTCTCTAACAACTGCATACGCAATTGTCGTTCCTGCTCGCTTCCCTGCTTAACCGCTTGCAAACGTAATTCAATGCTTTCTTTCTGCAATGCCAATTCTTGCAACTGCCGTTCTTGCTCTATTTTCAACAACGCCTCTGTCTGCTGCTGTTCTAACGCCGTAATTGTTGCGTTTATCGCCTGCCGTCCGGTTTCGTTCAAATCCTTTTCGGTCTGTAATTGGTGTTGCAAATCCTCAATCTGTCGGGAATACTGATATTGCGTTTGCTGCCTACGCTTTGCCCATTCGTCGGTTTCCAACTGCAATTGTACATCCTGCAATTTCCGGGTTGCCTCCAAATTTTTTTTATAAGCCGCTTCAATTTGCTTTGCTTGTTGTTCTGCCGCCTTTTCCGCATCGCTTTTACCCCTTGGCGTTACGGTTGGGTTCTGTGTCGTTACGGGCTTATTGTCTGTTTGTGGCGTCGGGGTATCTCCAACAGAAACCGGGATTGTTAACGGTTTTATTTTCTTTTGCATACCATCCAAACCCTCTTGGAAATTTTCTGTTATGTCTTTAACTTGGGCTTTAACCAAATTTCCGTACGCTGCTGCATAATCTGCCAATCCTTTTTTTACTTCGTCAAAATCTAACGTAAACGCCCCCTTTAATGCGGTTCCGGTTGCTTTGACTATATCAATAAAGAATCCAAACAAATTTCCCAACGTATCAAATGTTGTTTTGAATCCGGCAACAATCCCATTCCAAATTGCACGTATCAAAACACTTTCATTGTATAACTCAATCAAGTAATTGACAACATCAATAACCCCTTTTATTATCGCCGTCAATCCTTGGTTAACAAAAACTTTTGCCTGCGTTGTCAACGTTTCAAAATTCCCTCCGGTTGCGTCAAACAACCCGGATAATGCGTTTTGCAACTCAATTTGGCTTTGCAATTGTTCCTCCTGCAATTGCGCCAAAACTCCGGCTTTCCCTTTTACTTCATCCATGTTTGTTGAAATATCTTTCAACGTGCGCAAATACTGCAATCCGGCGTCCTCTCCGGGCCCCCCGAATATATCTGCAATTGCAGCCCCGACCGTTGCCGCATTATCCGGCAATTCTGCCAATTTTGCGGAAACGTCTTGTATAACATCGAACGTTGTTTTGGTTCCGGTCTGCAAATCTTTTTGAACTTGTTCCGACGAAATACCGATACCGTCCAAAGCCGCCGCCGTCGCCGTCGTCATTTCACGCAAACGCAAATTTGCCTCCTTAATTGCGTCAACGCCTTTGTCCGAAAAGATACCCATTTTGTTTGTTTGGGCTACAATGGCAACAAATTGGTCTGCTGATATTCCCGCTTCCTTAAAATATGCCGGGTATTCTTTCAACGTGTCCAAAAATTCCCCGTTCGCATCGGCTCCGGACAAAAAACCATCCTTAACCAACTGCAATGCCTCATTTGCAGAAATACCAAATTGTTGTGATAATGCGTTTGTTGCAATCAATGTTTCCCGAAAATCTGCGCTGAACGAATCTGCGACGGCTTGCACCTCGTTTCTAAACGCTTTCAAATCATCGCCGCTTTTCCCGGTAAATTGTTGCGTCAACCTTGTTGCCTCAACTAATCCGGCGTTGTAATCGTACCACCATTTGAACGCCGCACCAGCCGCCGCAATCCCGGCAATTGCCAAAAATACGGGATTTGAAAGTAAACCCAACAAAGTTTTTCCCAATGCTTTTGCCCCGTCGCCAATAGCTGTAAAAACGGCTTTACTTTCAGCCCCGCCACGTCCTAACGCCAAAAGACTTTCGCCAAATGCGCTATTTAAACCTAACGTTTCTTTTAATTTGTCGCCATACGCAATAATTGCGTCGGACGCCTCCGTATAATTTCCGACGTTCAATTGAAATTTCCCGGTTGCTTCCTGCAAACGTTTCATTTCTTCGTATATTTCTTTGGTTTGTGCAACCAATTTTCGCCCCTCCTCGGTGTTTTCCCGTTCGGCTTTAGTCATGTTGTTTAAATAAATCTTATTCAATGAATATTGCGCCGATAAACGGTTATAACTACCCTCGGCGGATTGATTTATTTTCACAATCAGTTTATTAATTTGGTTCGCTTCCTGCTGTGCCAATTTTAACTCGGCTAACTTTTTGGCGTTCTCGCTTTCTGCAAACGCCAAATCACGTTGCGCACGTGCCAAACGTTCCGCATCGTCTGCGGCTTTCTTGGTTGTGTTCCTGCCGTCCTCGGTTGCCCCGGAAACCTTTTGCAGAACCGCCGCCAACTGAATTGCTTCCGCCCTAATATTTTTCAACGCATTTGTATATGCGTCTGAAAGTTCATCCAATTGCTTTATCAAATCAGTAATCGAATTATCGGGGCTTACCAAATCAGAATATTTAATTGGGTTGTTGTTATCTGCCATATATCCGACTATTTGTTTTTGTCATTTTCGGGCAATTTGCCCTACAATCAATTTTCTTTTCTCAAATGTATAATTTATCGTCTGAAAAATAAAACACCTTAAATCGCCTTATTTTGGCTTTTTCTGCTTGCTTTTTTCGCTTGCTCCTTAATGTATTCAAATGCGTTGTAATATTCCAAAACGGTAAACGATTTTGGGTTTACGTGCAAATGTTGGGACAACATCAAACACATATTTTCAAACTGCTTGTCGTATTGTATTTCCACGCTATCCGACCCGCTAAACGATTTGGGTTTTGTATAAGTCAACAACAACGTCGTAATATGGTCTATTTCTTCTCGTTTGTTGCTTTCGTCCCCCTTTATTATCGCATCCAACATTAACATCGTGCGTTGCTTCAATTGGTCGTAATACTCTTTAACCGTGGCGTCGTCGAATAGTTTAGGAAAATACAATTGCAATTCTTTATCTATTTTTTTTTTGACCGCTTCCAATTGGGCGGTCAACTCGGCGTTCGGCGCATCGGCGAATAAATCCAATACCTTTTGCAAACCGTCCGCCGTCATATCGTTGTATTCGGTTCCGTCCACTGACTTAACCAAACAGGCAAACGCCAAATACTTTGGCGATATGGCGGATTGGACGAAATAAACGTTTTGCCGCAAATTATCCAATTCCTTTTCCGCCAAATCCGGCTTTTCCTTTCGGATAAACCGGATTGCCTTTTCAATATGCGCATCCCAATCGTTCAAATCCGACCCAACCCCGGCGTCGATAAGCAACATTTTGTTATATGCGTGAAATCGCAAAATCGGCAATTCGTCGATACTGTCGTACAACACAACCGCCCGTTCCCCTATCTTTGTCGTTTTCATAAGAGTATGCGGGTTATGACTGTTGAACAAAACGGAACCAATAACAATGCCGGGTTCCCGGTGCATATAGCAAACAGGACGGACAAAACGACCCCGGCCCACCATGATAAGCAAAAGCCGCAATTGAACATCTTAACAAAAAAGTCGTTGCCGTGAACTTGGACGTACTCAATAACGCCCCACTTTTTTAACAGGGTCAACAGGAACGCCGCCACGGTTGCCACGACCAAAACCCAAATAATGAAAGTTACCATATCGTTAAATGTTACAAGGTTGATTAACTGACAATACACCCTCAAAGCGAAAACCGCCGAACGGGTGCATTAAAAATTGATTATCTATTTCGTCCAACGTAAACCCACGGTACACGTTTTCCGCCAACTCATAAATCCGGTTTATTACAATCGTCCCGTCTTTCAGCCAAAAACCGCCATTTAGGACGGTCAATATTTCGTTCTTCAATGCCTCGGTATTCCGGTTGTTGAGTTGACCGGGGTAAACCTTGCGCAAATCGAACCAAACAATAAGGGAAAACGGGGCTTTAATCTCGCTTTGCTCTTTGGGAACCCAACCGACCGTTTGCGGGTCGTCTATCCAAAAGAACGAAAAATTGCCAATATTGGCATCCGGGGAAACGTCGATATAATCATTGTCGCCTCTCCATTCCGTCCCGCCCGCATATACGTTCGGGGTATAATAGCGTTTGCCCTGTATCACTTTGGCGATACGTTGCGCCCGCCCAAATGCGACGTCCAACCAATCGACGTTATCCATTAACCCGGTTTGTATGTTCCCCAAAACCCGGTCGATTAAAACCGGGTTGGGAATTATAGGGGTTGTTCTCTTATTCGTTGCCATATAATACGTTTTTTGCTTTCTTCATTAAGTCCGGGAATATATATTGCCAAATCAACGCCGCAATATTTTCGTCCGTCAATCCCAATATTTGCCGCCCGTACTTTTTTATTAAGTCCTCCGTTTTGAAATCCGACGCTTTTATTTCAAACTGTTTGTCGCCGACTTCCAAAAAAAACGACGCTTCAAAATCCCCGGTATCCCGTAACGTTACCCGGTTTGTCGGTTGTCCCTTTTCCTCCTTTATGGCTATCGTCAACGGCGAATACGGGGCGTAATCCATAATATCCACGCCCAAACGGTTAATACCTTGTTCAAACAATTGTTCCTCGGCATTCATATCAACAATATAGGCGTCATTGTCCCAAATGATTTGTTGAATGTATGCGCCGGACGATAACCCGTTGTTGAACGTGGCAACCCGGTTGCGTAAATCCTGTATTGACTTTAACCCCGCCATAATCTTACGTTGTCCGGTATTTTACGCCGTGGTTATTACAAGTAAGGCAAATACGGTCGATACCCTGCGTATCCAACCGCAACGCCTCGTATGCTTTTTTAAGGTCATAACCCAAACCGCCGGGGCGACCCTCAACGTTGCCGTCCAATTCGTAAAGAATTTCCAACCGGGTTGCGTTTACTTGGTTCCGGTTTACCTTAACATCGGGGTTCATTGCCAACGTGCGCAACATGATTGCGGCGACCTGTCGTTGGATAACCGTTTGGAAAATCTGCCTTTCCTTAATGATAAAATCCGTTAGGTCGCAACCAACGGTTATTTCGCAATTCAATCCGTAATTCTGCGTATTGGTGTACATCGTCAACGCAATATCCCACAACTCCGGGTATTCGTCGAATGTTTCCGGGGCGTTCATCATAAACGGGGATACCTGTAAATACTTGGTTATTTCCCGCCAACGCTCCAAATCAACGTAACCCGTACACGTCCCGCACGGCTCCCGGCTCCAATCCTTTGTCATGTTAATTGCCTGCATCCCGGCGGGCAAATCGTTTTGGTTGTAACAAAGGAACCACGACCCCCCGGCGTTGTTTCCGGTACTGATATACGGTAAATAACAATCTTTCAACGGGAACCATTGAAAACCGCCGTTTGTCTGCGTAAAATTCAAATCAAACGTCTTTATCGGGTCAATTTGGGACGAATGGAAAAGATACATACGGACAACCCCGGTTGCGCCCGTCATTTGCAACCCGATTTGTTTGATTTTCATTGTTACGCCCATAGAACGAACCGGGACAATTTCAAACCCGACTAATTTATGATTATTCGGCAACGTCGCCCGGATACGTCCCGCACCGTCAAAGAACGTGCGCCGTTCCAATAGGTTCTTTGTTTCCTTATCCAATCCCTTTATTTGCGTGAATGTTTGTACCATTTGCGCAATACCGTTACGGGTCAACCGCTCCAAATAATCGGAAATGAAATTGTACGGTTGCCAATATGGGTTGCCGTAATCGTCGTTGTAATCGTCGTTAAAATCGCTTTCGGTCGGTTCCTCGTTTTGGTTGTCCCGTGCGGCAATCCAAACTTTGTTGTTGTGGCGAACCTTTGCCCCGGCTTTGTATTCCGGTATCATATTCCAAACCGGATATTGAAAAACGAAATCATCCGGGACGATTGCCCGGACATTATCCAAAGTAACAAGGGGGTGCGCACCTTGAAACGTCAAACCGCTTTCCGTCTGCGTTAAATTGTCGTCTATCGCCTTTGCCGGGTCGTATGATTGTTCCCACCCGACGACGTGCAATAACTTATCTTGTATTTCCTTAATCCTATACATAAGCCCAAATATAACCGCCGCAAGTTTTTTTTATACCCTTACAGCATTTAACAATATTACTATCATTTAAACCCGTTTCCCGTTGTGCGTCTTTTACTGATAAGAATGTTTTTATCAAATCTCCGCAAATGGAATACATCGCAATTTGTTTTGCTCGTTGGTGCAATCCGCCTAATCTCCCAACCATATATTCGCCAATCTTTTTATTTAGGCGTGATTTTGTTATTGGATTATTACAATTTTCTTTGGTTGTAACCCAACGCAAATTGTCCGCCCTATTATTCGATTTGTCACCGTCGATATGGTCAACACATGGTTTGTTGTCCGGGTTCGGAATGAAAGCCGCCGCAACTAATCTATGAACATTAACAGATTTACGGGTACCATTGCACAATACTACAACATTATACCCGTGCTTATTGGGAACGGATTTAATTATCTTTGTATTATTACGCACGTTTCCGTAATTACTTATTTCATAATTTGGGAAATCGTATATTACTTTCCAACTTTCCATATCATTAATTAAAAAAAAGGGGGGCGGGGATAACCACCCCGTCCCCTCGGTTAAAACTTGAAATCCTTTGAGAAATCGTTATTAAAATCCCCCTTATGCACCACTCCCGGCGGAAAATTCCCCGGCGTTGGTTACATATACAGGCATACCCAAAGGTACATTTTCCGCACATGCTGCAATCTGCGCTTTGATAATCGGATTTGCCACGGTATCCGGGTTGCTGTTGTAAGCAACCATATACGCCACGTCAACGGAAAATCCGAAATACTCCTTAACGGCGCACGTCAAATCGGCGGTTGCGGCGCCCATGATTGCGGACTGGTCGCCAACGGCGGTGTAATAGTGCGAACCAACGGGCAAATCAATGTACGGCAAACGTACAACGTCCCATTCGTGGAAATTCGCACGGGTGCGGCGCAATGCCTCACGGTCAACACGGGTAAGGATACCAACATTACCGTCAGCAACGGCAAACATGGTTCCCATTTTGCCCGCTTCGTCGGTTACGTTGTTCGTGTAGTGCAAAACCTTGTTGTCGTACTCCATGCGCTTGTTTACGTCGTTGTAAACGCCATGTTGCGCAAGTTTACGGATAAGGCTATCAACCCCGGCGTTGGCGATAATGTGGATATATTCCGGGTAACAGTTAGCCCGCATAATCGGGTTAATATCGCCCAAAATCTCGGTCGCCATTTGGGTTGGAACCTGTACCACGTTGCCCGCATCCGTGTAGTTAAGCAACGTTTTGAACACCTGTGTTTTGTTTGCCTCCAATGCGGCAACGGCTCCGACGTCCAATTTGTCCGCCAAAGCCCGGCACGTCTTTTCCATTTTGCGCAAAAAGTCGTGTTCGTAGGAAATTTCGTTGTTCATGTAGGCGGCGGGAACCATTGTAAAGCCAATGGCATAAGTCGCCCAAACAACCGTTACCAATGCGGACGTATTTTCATCGTCAGCGATAACGCACGAACGGACATTGCTAACCTGTACATCGCCGTCGTAATTGATAACGGGTACTTGTACCGTGTTACCAATGGACGCAAACGCACGGTCACGCAAATTGGGGTTAATGATTGAGGACGGAGCGTTGGTTTGCTCAATGAAAAAATCCAATGCGCCATACTCACACGGGCGGGTCATATTACGGTCTAATTCCGGGTTTTCAATCCGCCAATTTTGCAATCTTGTTGCTACTAATGACATAATGTTAAAAATTTAATTGTTATTAAATGCGGGTTTACCCTTTACCCGTGATTGTTTACTTTTCCGGCAATGCGGCAATATTGTTGTCCTGCCATGCCTGTTTCATTGCGGCGTCGAACTTTTCGGAACCCGCCGTTAAGCCCTGCGCCATAAGGTTTGCGGCGATTGCTTCGTAAGCCTCGACACGGGTTTTTGCGCCCGTTACGTCAATGGTTGTTCCGCTACCACCGCCGGAACCGCCCGCCGGGGGAACCGTTCCGCCGCCTCCGGCTTTGCGTCCCTTATCCAAAATACCCATTGTATCCAATTCCTTTGCCAACAGGTCGCCGGGGGTGTACGGGTTTAACTGATTGTTCGGGTTACGCATAATTGCGCCGCTTTCGTCCTTAAAAGCAATGATTTTGCCGCCTTTGCCGTCGTCGATATATTCGGGGTTCATGCCCTTGATTTTGTCGATTGCTTGCGCTAACAAAACCTTTGTTGCGCTTTCGGGCAATCCCGGTTTGAATTTCAACCCGGCGGTTGCCGCCTGCAATGCGCCCTCGATACGGACGCCGAACAATTCCGTTTGGAATTTCTTTTCGGCTTCATCGTACTTGCTTTTGAGGTCGTTAAACTGCGTTGTTACCGCCGTTAAATCGGCTTTTGCCTGTTTCAATGCCTTTGCCGTTTCCGCATCGGTCGCACCGTCGGCAATTGCCTTTTCCAAACGTGCCTTTTCTTTCGTCAGACTGTCGATTTGGGTTTGCAATGCGCTTGCGCTTTCCGCTTTGGTTTTGAACTCGGCGACCACACGTTTTGCGTAATCAAACGTCTTTTCGGTTCCGTTCTTTGCGATACCGGACACCGCCAAAATATCGGCATCCAATCCGCCGTAAATTTCGCCCGTCTTTTTGGCGATAACGCTATTTTCGTCGTTGGCGGACAATGTTGTAATCGCCGCAATTTGTTCGTCGGTTAATCCGGCTAATGCCGCATTTGCAACTAAAATTTCTCTCGTTAACATAATTCTTTCCCTTTGAATTAATTAAGTGCGATTGCTGCTACTGCTCCGCTGTTTGCGTTAATAATATCAATTGTGTATTTTGGGGAATCCCCGGTTGTGTCAACCAACCAACTAACAACACGTGCATGGCTGATTTTCTTTTCAACCTCTTTTGTTACCAAAATGACGTCGGCAATTGTTCCGCCCTCAATACATTCAATCAACTTTTTCTTTGTGTCGCCATCCAATGCGGCGGCGGTTGTTGTTACTTCAATAACCAAATTGTCCTGCTGTGCAATCTGTGCCATAATCGTATTTTTAATAGTTTAATACTCTGTTACTTTTTCGCTCCGGGTTTGTCCTCGGCTTCTGCCTTTGCCTTTGCATCGGCTTTGGTTTCTTTGGCGGGTTCCGCCGGGATAACTCCCGCCGCTTTCAATTCCGCCAAAATTTCAGCCTTTAACGCCGCTTTTTCCTCGGCTTTGGCTTTCGCCTCGGCTTCTGCCTTTGCCTTTGCATCGGCGGCGGCTTTTCCCTCGGCGGCTTTCTGCTGTGCGGCGGTTCGTGCCGCTTTTTCCTCGGCTTGCGCCTTGACGTACTCGTTGGGGTCGTGCAATACGGTAATCGTGTAACCCTGTTTTTTCAGTGCGTCCAAAATGCCGTTTTCAAACGACTTTTTGCCGAACTTTTGGATACGGGGAACGGATAAGCGTTTGCCCGTTTCGCTGTCAAACTTGCGTACCTCAATAACGCAATGATACAAATGTTGTTCGTTGCTCGGTACAATGTAATTTTCGGGGGTGACGTCGGTAATTGCGACGTCCTTTGTTTTACCCTCGGTTGCTGTCTTTACGTGCATACTCGTTAAATTTACTTGTTATTACTGAAATCTTTTGGTCGAATGGTATTTGCGTTCCAAATTCCAAAATGTTTGTATTCTCCCGTTCAAACCTGCGGACAAAGTTAGCGAAATTCAACTTTATACGCAATTCATTCTCCGGGATTAAGTTACGCCCGTACAAATCCAATACCTCGTCCCGGGTCAAATGGCGGTACGGCTCCAATTCTGCCAATATCAACATACGTTGCAATTGGGTTGGGTTGTTCCGGTACTCCGTTTCGATAATCTGATTTTGTAGGGCGTCCAATTCTGCCTCACTTGCGCCGCTTTCCTTTGCCGACTTGTAACGGTTCCGCAACTCGCTTGCGTCGTACAAATAGAACTCCGTGCCGTAATTGACTTTTGCAGATACGAACATATTGCCGTATCGCAATCGGCAAACCGTTTCATCGACGAATTGTTGGGCGGCTTCAAAGCCTTTTTTCACTCGGTTTAATACCGTGCTTTGGCTCTCAAATGCGGCTTTAACCTGTTGTTCGTTGAATGCCTCCCGTTGGGTTACTTCCTCGTTTTGTCCGACGACGGCGGTAATAATGTTTTCCCGCAATCGCTTTTCTTCCTCAACGTTATAATCCAAACTTGTACGGTCAACGGTCAACATTTGTACCGGGTTCCGCAAATCGGGTTGTTTGTCCCCGTCCGGTATCGGTATTTCAACAAAGGAACCCGCCCCGGTAATCCGTTTGTCGCCGCACTTGGGGCAACGCATCAATAACCCGGCTTGGTCTAACCTGTAATACCCTTGTTTGTCTTTCAAAAATCCACCGTCGCAATAATCGCCGTTTTCGGCGTTTGTAAAATCGCACGATTGTTCGTAACCGGAATATATCGGGTACGCCCCGTACATATCCAAATGCCGCTTCGATATATGGAAAAACAAAAACCAATCCAACGCCTCCAATTCTTTTGTTAGCGGGGATTGTTTAACGTCCGGTTCTCGCAAATTCATTGGCTCGTTCCAAAAGAAACGGGCGGGGCAATAGCGCAAATCGTGTGGGTTATCAACCAATAATTCGCCTATGTTGCCGCCGTCGTCCTCTGCAAATACTCTGTATCGTTCATCGTCAATAACTGCAATACGTTTATCGGGTTGGCGGAAAATTATCCAATCCATAACCCCGGTTGTCCGGTTTGCCTCAAAGGTTATGACGCTTTCGATAGGTAGCCAATAAAAATACGGGGTCGGGTATCGGTCGGCGGGGTTTTGCTCGGCGGGCAAATCAACTATTAAGACGCTGTTTATTTCCGTCTTGAAAAACTCCCAACCTTTCGTACTCCAAATTTCCGGCTCCTTTAATACATCTTGGCGGTAATACTCCCAATCGTCCCGTTGTTCCGTGTTTTGGAATTGATAGTTGAACGCCGGGTTACGACCGTCGAAAATACGACTTAACTTATCAAAACAAATGCCCGTTACCTCGTTGGTACGAACGGGGTAACGGAACAATGTTTTGAAGATTTTGAATTTATCGTGCGGGATAAGATTTTGAACCCATGCCAAAAAATCGGTCGTGGGTAAACACATTAAGGGCGTTACGTTGGTTTGGGCGTGAAATTTAATGCGGTTTTGGTGTATGACCGCTTTATTTATCGTCGCCTTTTTCCTCGGTTCCGTTATTTCCTTTCGTATGCGTTTTATATCTAATCCCATTTTCTTTGCTAAATTCAAAAGGTGTTTTTTCGGGCAACTGCCAACCGCCATTGTTAGGCATCCGCAACAGGCGTTCGGCGTGGTTAATCTCAAATTCTTCGGTCGTGTTAAGGGTCGGACACTCCAACACGACCTTTGTAACTTTCGCCGTCATTACTTTTGTGCGGGGTTCAAATCCGTAAGCGGGTTAAACGCCGGGGCAACAATCGCCAAATCGTCCGACCAATTCGGCAAAAACGACCATTGTATTGCGTTGCTGTCCGGGGCTTCCAATCCGCCCAACGTCTTATCGCCGATAAACAACGAACGTATCGGTATCGGGTAATATGTACCGTCGGCATCCCCCTTGATTGCGCCGATTGCGCCGTTTTCATCGAAAATGAAGATACCCAAATTGTCGCCCCAACTTTCGCATTGCATTTCCTTTAATGCCTTGATAACCTCCTGCGGGGCTTTGCGGATAACTCCGGTAAACGGGGTTGGTTCACGTCCAATAATTTCTTCGACGCCTCCCAACGTTTCGTTACCGCCTCCAAAGGTGCGGGCGGCTCCCGCCTCGGCGGTCGGGGCTTGGATATACGGCGAAACTACTACTTTCGTGCTATCCGCCGCCGATAACAGGAGCATCCACGACGCTAACGCCGTAATCGCTTTTTCACTCGTAAAACTGTTTTTGCTTCCGTCGTTTTTCAAAAGACGTTGAAAAGCCACTTTCTGAACCTGTCCGAAACTCTCCGGACACGTAATTGCGGGTACATCGGGCAACGACGCCGCCGCTGGACATTTACAAATCATACTCTTTGTTTTTAACGTTAAAAATATTGTTACTTTCTCCGGGGCTGTCCCTTTGCCCCCTTGTTTCGGTTACAAAGTTATAAACTTTTTCCCGGATAATCTTGTATATCTCAAAAATATAGCTAATTGCGTCGTCTTACGCCTCGGTTTGCGTGTGCGTATGGCTGTATATTGCCGTCCGCAATCTCCTTTTCATATATCCCGGTCAATCCGTCCTCCGGGTCGTCGTGCGTGTTGGCTCCGAAATTGCGCAAAAATCCGGTTACATGGTCGTAAATGGCTTTGTACCGGGTTTCCCAACCAAACGGCATAATTATATGTTGATTAACCATTGCGGACGCTGTTATTATCCGGCTTTCTTTATTACCCCCTTGATAAAACGGGTCTGTAATCGCCCGGACTTTCTTTTTAATAACCTTTTCAAAGCCCGCACCCCCGTTGTTACTCTCAACCCATGCTTTTTGCGTGCCGTTGCGGTTTATCATCGCCGGAACGGTTACGGTTGTTACGTCCGTGTTTTCGTCCGTCATTTCCATATCGGTAATTAGGGCGAATAATAACGGCTCCATCCGCTTTGTCTTTTCATTGAAAACCATGTTGTCGGATTTATAGACGTCATACGTTGCACCAAACAAAAGGTCGTCGCCCTCATCGGCAACGTCAATGTATGCGCCGGAACGTATGTACGTGCCGTAATCGGATTTTTCAACCCACGTTTTGAACGGCTGATATAATCGACCCTCGGCGGAACCGGGGTTGCCTTGATAGAGGCATTGAAATTGTACCGGGTCTAATGCTTTTTGCGCTTCCAACTTCATACGGTTGTGCCGTCCCTCCCATAATGCAGCCCCAACCGGGCGGGGGTCTATCTCGGTCGGTTCCCCGGTTTTCAACGCCTCAAAGTTTATACGTACCCACGCGCCCGGCGGTATGTTTTCCAAATCCGCCCAACGGGTTACATCAATGATTATTTCCCCGCTCTTTTCAATGCGTCCTATCAAATCGTCGTCGTGCCAACGGGTAAATACTATAAGTTCTTGGCTATCGTTGTGCAAACGGGTACGAACAACGGTTGTGTACCATTTCCACGCCGCCGCCCGTACTATCGGGCTGTTACCCTCGGCATAATCTTTGTAAACGTCGTCCAAAATAGATACATCAACCGTTTTTGACGTCAACGAACCGCCACGACCGACAACACGCAACGAACCCTTATGCCCAACCATTTCGATAACGTCCGAATTGCGTAAATACGTGTTTGCCATCGTTACGACGTTCGACCCATTTAGATACGTACCGGGGAACAATTCACGATACCGGGGCGTGTCGATTATACGTTGTACGTCCCGGTTGAAATCCCGTGCAATCGTGGCGGCGTATGAACCTATCACAATTTTTAAATCCGGGTTCAATCCCTCCATGAATGCGGGTAACTTTCGGCTCGACCCCTCGGATTTACCATGTTGGGGCGGTTGTTGTACAATCATCTTTCGTATTTTGCCGTGCGCAAACATATCCAACAACGTATAATAAACGACGTGGAACGGCTCTAATACTAAATCCGGTTGCATATACCGGGCAAAGTTGATTAATCGTTTACGGGCGGCGGCTTTAACAAGCAAATCCGGTTGTTGCCGGATTGCGTCGTACATCTGCAATAATTGTTCGTTGTTCATTGCTTTGCCTCCTTTTGTTTTATCCAATTGGCGCACGCTTTCGACCCTCGGATTATATGGAATTGGCGGAAAGGACACGTTAAACAAATCGGCTTTCCCTGCCAATCTAAATTGCTATGCGTATTTACCCAACTACTATGCCCGCAATCGTCGCAAATATGTTTCGTCCATTCGGGTTGGATTGTTCCGGGACGGGGTGCGGTTACTCTCTTTGCCATTATTTCGCCCCTCCTTTCTCGGCTAATGCCTTTTGAAATTCGGCGGATTGCAATTTGTCAGCAACCGCAAACAACATATCGTCCGGGATTGCCTTAACGTCGTACTTTGGTTTGTCGTCGTCGGTCGTGTTATATCCGGGTATCTCAATTTTAACCGGGGCGTCAAACCCTAACATCTTTGCCCGGCGTTGTTGAATATTCAAAAGCAAATCCAAAAACCGGGGGTTCCCGGCGGACGTTTCGGTTGCGGTTTCATTGTACCCGTAATATTCCGGGTCGCCGTCCTCGGCATCGGTTTTGATTGGTCGCCCTTTGTTGGTTTTCTCCTTGGTGCGCATCTTTCCGGTTTTCGACGCCTCCCACGCCTCCCATGCTTGCACCTCCATTGCATCCAATTTACGCAATTCCTGCGTAACGTAATCGTCTATATTTTCCATACGTTCACGTTTCCAATCAATTAGCAATTGTTGCATATCCCAATATACCATTTGTTTTGTTATGGTATAACCGACGCCACGCCGGGCGTTTTCCTCATTCAGTCTTTCCGAAATCTCCCTATACGTGTAACCACGTAAAAACAGATTTGAACAAAAAGCCAAATCAAACTCCCTTTGGTCTTTTGTTCGTTTGCACATTTTCGGGCGTCCGCCCCTTTGTCTTTTACTCGCTTCCATTTTTTCAAACCTTTTTATAACAGCAAAGCCCCGGAATTATAACCGGGGCGTTTTTTATTCTTTTTCCATTTTGTCGGTTTTCAACAATGGGTAAATACTTGTTACCCTAACTGACGGCGTACCGTCCTTTTTGTCAAAACTAACTTCATACGAAAAATTGCCGTTGTATTCTGCCTTGATAACTTCTATCTTTCCGGGCTTTCCGTTGTATTTTATTCTATCGCCTTTTTTAAACGGACAATTTTCTGTTATGTAACTTTCTGCGGCTTTTTCTCTTTCCTTTCTGTTGTACTCCAAAGCCTCTTGTTTTATCTCGGCTAATTCTGCCATTCTTTTTACGTATGTTTCTTTATCCATAACTTTATTATTTTTCTGTTGGTAAATCTACGGTTAACAATACGGGTTGCAATGGTTGGTTAAACGTCAGCATTGACAAATGTATTGTTCCGGTTTCTTTTACTCTCTCCAATTCTTCCGGGGATAACTGCCATTTGGTAATTATAAGCCCCTGCGGGTCATTGGGGATTTTCATTGCAGGTAACGGCATATATTCCGGTTGGTCTTTTGCAAAGACTACATTCACGCCGGGAAATTCAACGGGTTTCATTGCCTTGCTCCTTTCTTGGTTTCTTTCTAAACTTACGTTTCTTTTCCGGTATCTCAATACGGTGTATCTCAACACGTGCGCCAAAAGCCTTTGCCAACTTTCCGGCAACTTCTTTTACTTCTTCCGGTATATCATTTTGAGGCTTTCCCGACGCATCGGCGTTTATCTGTTTTAGCAATCCGGCGATTGCTGTTTTTTCCTCTTTGTCCGTTGTCGTCTTGAAACGCTGAATCAGATTTGCAATTGGTTGCGTTTTCATAAAGTCAGCACATTTAAAACGGTCTTTGCAAATATTGCAATCATCCGGGTAATTGTGTTTTGCATCCTGCGAACTCTTTTCGTCTGCCTTTCTGAATCCGTGCCATTCGTCACGGCGGGCGATTGCTTCCGTAAATACCGCCATTGCATCAATACAAATTTCTGCCAAAATATAATCCGGGGTATCTCTCATTTCCTTTTCTAAACCGTGCTTATTAATAAGTTCGGTTAGTTCTTGTTTAAAATCTTTTTTCATACGCTTAAACTTCTATATGTTCAATTTGTGGTAACTTCTTTATGTATTCCAACATCGCCGTTTTGCTTTCCTCGGTTTCGTCGGTTCTGTTTATTACCAACTGAATAACTTCCAAAAGATAATCGCTATCAATACACGCATTATCAACGTCGGTAATATCATGCGTTCCGGGATTAATTTCGTTTATTTCTCTTTGCGTTTTTTCCCTGCTTAAATATCTTTCAAACGCTTCAAACAATTCGTTGTATTCCTCGGCTAATTTTCCCAATATTTTTTCTATATTCTTGCCGAAAAGTTTATTCATCTTTTCAAACAATCTCTTTTCGTCAAAGGTCAATCCGGCGGTATTGGCGTCTTTTTCTTCAAAATTAGCCATAAACGTTTGCATATCCATTTTGCCAAATTTTCCGTCCGGTGTCAATACAATAAAATTTCCCTCCGGTACGTCCAACATTACGCCGTTTTCGGTCGGGAATGAATAAACCGCCAAACCTCCGGGCGTTCTCGGAATCAGCATTGTTCCGCCTCCGGTAAAAATCTGCAATTTTTCCCAATTATCACGCTTTACGGGTAATGCACGAACTTCTAACAATCGGCGGCTATAAATATCCCCCGGCGGTTTCGTCCGGCATACCTAAATTTGTGCGCAACTCATTTGGCAAATTTCCCGCCCCTTTTTCGTATTCAACAAAGAATATTGCACCACGCAAAAGGTTTTGTTCTTTAATCGTCCTTACGTCTTTTATTCTTTTTCCGTATCTGCCTTGAACTGCATATATTGCGGCTTCAATTATTCTTTCCTCTTTGTCCGGGGCGTACATTTTAAGTTCAAAGTAATTTTCTTTCTCTGTAACTTCCGGTTCTGTTCCCGTTACATCTTCAATCATCAAAAACGTTTCCGCATCAAACGGAATAAAACTTCTTTTTTCCATATCCAATTAATAAAAGGTTAATAATAAAACAATCAGTCCTCCGGGAATTGTGGCGTACAAATCTTTTTTATCAAATACGCCTCCGTGTTTTTTGTTGTAAACCTCACGCAATACCCCGGTTAAAATTACTGCTATCAATGCGATAATACGTGCAATCATTCCCGGAATCCCGATAAATGAAACCAAACGCAAAACCAACATTACAACAATCATTCCCGCTATAATATGCAATAATTTATCGTGCGGGATTTATACTATTATTTGAAATATCTTTTTCATCGCTTTTTTTCTGTTATGTTATACAATTTTCTGAAATATATTACTTTGTTATCGCTCCGGCTTGTTCTGTAACATTTAAGCCCAACCGCCGGACAATCGTCTTTATGGATAACGCAACATGCGCATCTACTCAAACATACAAAATTGCCAACCTTTTCAATCAGTTTATCAGACGGTTTAACCCATCTTTCCGCAATTATTACCATACCCCGGTAAACTGCACGTTCGCCGGGGTTATATTCACGCCCGGGTTCAAACGGATGTGGTTTCTTTATTCTCATTTTCTATCGAACTAACCAACAAATCCAAATTTTCCTCTGTTCCGGAAATTGAAATTCTTGCTTTCCCTGCTCCCATTACCGCCAATTCCGTAATTGTGCAATCATATTTGCCTGCGGATTTTTGAAACTTTGCCGCCTCATTTAATGGCAATATTTTTGTTATCTCTTTCATCGCTCACGTTTTTAGTATTTTACATTACAAAGTTAATAATTTCTTTTGGTTTTTATCCATATCAGCCGGAAACCAACGGAAAAACAAAGCAATTTAATTTCAATATCTAAATAAACGTCATGTCCTTTTACGCCCTCAACCATAACTCCGGGCGTCAAATAAAATTGCTTATACTTCCACAAACTTTGCATATACAAATAAAACCCGATACGTCCAATATGGAATCCGATTGTTTTCATTTCTCTATCTGTTTTTTTATCTGTTCCCAACTCTTTTTGTCAATTACCATTTTCCGGGGGTATTGTATTATTTCGCCCTTGGTATATACGAGATTATAGATACCCAATTGCCCCTTAATTGGCATTTCAACAACACGTCTTGGGTTGCGCATCATCCATCCGAAACCCTTTGTTATTTTTGCCCTCTTTTCCTTTGGAATCCGGGTGTTTTCCCAATCCTCCGGCGTAAACTCTTTTATCGGCTTCACGTCGTACAACTCAACCAATCCCAAAGTAACGCCGCTTTCCATTCCCGGATAAACCGGGGACGCTGCGGAACATATCAGCACGTCGCCACGGTATGACGTGTTTTTGCTCCGAACTTCAATTGTCTTTTTCCCGTAAACAATACCGTTTTCGTCCTTGTACGCCTCCGTTACCAAATCATTTGCGTATGGCTGTTTTACGGTCAACGCACGCCAACGGTCGTGCTTTTCCGGGTTGTAATCCTTATTGCTGTACTGCATATTTACTTTTTATTTTCGGGTTCCTCGGTTTCGTCGTCGGGTTCCGGGTAATGGATAAATCCAATTTGCCGGACGTTTTGGATTGGCTCGTAAATGATAACGACAACATCGCCGTCCGTCCTTACTCCGACCAATCGGCAATCGGCGGGAACCTCAACCCGTATTTCACTTTTCATTGTTAAACAAATCCCAATTAACAGGGACACAATACCCCGGCAATTCTCCCCGGTCAATCCCCAACGGATTAACAATACTATCTTTCCAATAGATACGGGGTTGTTCCGGGCGTCCCTCCCAATGTTCCGTAATTGTGTCGTAAATCAATCGTATTTCCCGTTTCGGATATTTGCCGCCGCTCTGCAACCCGATTTTATACAGGTCAACGAACGGATACGACAATTTGATTATCCCAATTGCCCGGTCGTACATTCCCGGCGGGATTGGTTCCACGCTTGCAAAGGTTGGGAACCCGTGGCGTTTTGCCCGTGCCAATGTGTTTATCCGCATACGGTTTGGGCTTGCGTTGGGTTCTAATTCATCGCACCCGGTCAACGTGGAACCAATGGCAATGCGGGATTTATCCCAACCCTCGGACGCCTCGGCAAAGTCGATTAAAATATTGATACCCTCGGCGCATTTACTTAACACTTTAACCGGGACGCCGTGGCGTTGACAAACGCCGATTGCTTGACGGGTCAACCGTTGCGTTTCCGGCAATAACGGGTCGGTCGTAAACGAAAAGAATAACCCCGTTTTTTGCAATTCGTCCTTATGCTTCAACAACTCATTCGTAAATATATCCAATGCGTATGGATATTCTCGCAATGTCTTTTTCAATTCCGGGGTATTTCCTCCCAACACTTTTGCGCCCTGCCCTTTCCGCAAATAACAATACGTGCATCCGTTGGAACAACCAACATAAAAGTTGGCGGCGTTCTCGGCATATTCCCCGGCTTTTCCCTTTGGGCTGTAAATAACCCGTCCGTTTATCGCTCCCATACTCAAACAGATTAAAACGGTAAATCGTCGGTTCCGTCGGGGGCGGGTGCATCCGGCACGGGCGGCGGCGGTACTTGCGCCCCGGCTCCGGTCGCTTTCGGGGTCAACATTTCCATATCGGTTGCGACTATCTCGGTAACATACCGTTTGACGCCTTGCGCATCGTCATAACTCTGGGTTCTCAATTCGCCCTCAATATACAGTTTGTCGCCCTTTTTGACGTACTGATTGGCGACCTTTGCCAACCCGTTTTGCAATACTACGTTATGCCATTCGGTACGCTCCGGGATTTGCCGCCCGTCCTTTGTGGTATAACCTCGTTTCGTGGTTGCCAACGAAAAGGTCGCCACGCAACCCCCGTTGTCGAACTCCCTAAAATCCGGGGCTTTCCCGGTATGTCCCATCAAAATAACCTTGTTTACACTCATACAAAAAACGCTTTAATTATCCAAACAATGATACTATACAACGCCCACATATAAGACGCAACCGTTAACGTCACGAACGTGTATAACGCAATTTTATATCCGGTTTTTGATTTTATTTTCATGTCACTTGAATTTTACGCAATCCAACAAATATTGTTTCTTATTGTCCGACCATCCGGCGGCATGGTTTATCGCTTTTCGGTCGTCGTCGTGTACGAACTTACAAACCCAACCGCCGACGCTTGATTTTTGAACTAATCGAACCAATTTACCAACAATGAAAGAACGCAA